AGAGGAACAGGTGGTAATATAGCTGTTCAAAATCTACAACAGGGTTCAGATACATCATTACTATTCATGGGTGGAACTGTTGATACAAATAACCCTTCAGATAAATTTATAGATATAATGCATCCATTTCGTCAATAATAGAGTGTGGAGCGGATAAGGAGAATCGAACTCCTGTCCTCAGATTGGAAATCTGTGATAATACCATTATACTATATCCGCAATAGTGCATTGGGAGGATTTGGGATTACCTCCAAGACCTGAATGTTGAACTCCCGTTCTATCACCGGTCTACCTACCTGTGTCCCGCTAAGGACTAGGCCGCTAAGCCCCAGATATTGCCTTATCCCCGTCCAAGGGATTATTCAGCCACAATGCGATCAAGCCCGTCGGCTTAAACCTCTAGTCGTCTTGCGCTAGTTTCGCAAAATATGACATAGTATCGTCATCATCTGTTGAAACTTCTGCTGCAGTAATAGGTTCTTTTGCTGTAACAGGTTCATTAATTTTAACCTCTTCTTTTACAGTATAAGCACCCATTGTAGATTCCTCACCAAGAACTCTCATTAATTTAGCTTTGAGTTCATCATAAGTTTTATAACTTGAAGGATCAGTGAATTCTTTTAAAGAATTACATTTACTGTATATAGCTTCAAGTTTTTCATCATTATCAGCTAATGCAGTTTGACTATCGAATTCAGATTTATCATAATTACGATAACCTTCAACGTTTCGAATCTTAAGTTTAAAGTTAGCACCTTCCCAAAGATCAAATGGATTTATTGGTTTTTCATCTTGAAATGCAGGTTGCATAACATCCATAATCTTATCAAAGATCTTTTTTCCAAACTTATAAAGGAATACTTTTCCTTCATTTTCTGGATTTCCTGGATCACTTACTATATGAATATTAGTCACATAGTGAAGTCTACGTTTTTGAGATCTGGCTTTTTCTTTATCAGAATCAACACCAGAATTCCAAAGACGAGAATTAAGTTCTCCAACTGGATCTTGTTGTCCAATAGAAGTTAAAGAATTCTCGATATACCATAGACCAGTTGGTCCTTTGAAACCATGATCCCAATATCGTACCCACGGTAGTTCTTCACCTTCGGCTGCAGGAAGAAAACGAATAACAGCATAACCATTACCAGCTTTATCAACTGTTGGTTTCCATATTCTCTCATCTGCGTAGGATTTCTTTTCAGTACTTCCACCTACTTTTTCGGCGGCTTGAACTAGTTTTGAGATTTGATCTCTATTTTTCTTCAGATTTGCTAATGACATTGTGTCTCCTTGTATAAACTGAAATATTGCGTTGTATGTTTTATATGTATATTATACCACACCTGCGGACAAATGTACATAGGTATGTATAATATATATCACATAAACTCCTCTAAAGCGTTCTGTTTTGGTAAAAAATTTAAATTTCTTGCCTCTGCTTCAACTTTATCTTTAATAATATTAGATATAAATTTCTTTACATCTAATGGTTCTATATTATTTGATTCACATAAATGAAGTATTGCATCCATATATGTAAGTTTCTTATCAACGACAGTTGCTTCGATAAGTTTAGTAAACTTGGACTTCGTTAGAAATTGTTGTTCTATCATTTATCCATAACCCTTAATAAAATGGTATCTTTATTCAATCTACCATTTGGTACGTTAATTTTAGTTGTTAGTTCCTTAAAGCTAACATCTATTTGTTTTGGCGTTTTACTCAAGACACCTGATAGAAATTCATCAGGTTTTCTTAATTTAGTACATCGACTAAATTCTTTTTGAAAATTCTTGATGGTGCTACCAGAAATAACAAATCCATCAGGAGCTTGAGTAAAATACTCTGTAAGAATCCGTGTTTTCACGTTGAATGTGAATAGTCTACATTTACCAATCATTTGAATTGGATTAATAGACTCTAATTTAAAATCACTATCCATTTTACAATATTGAACACGAGCGACTTGCTTATCTGCGGCCACAGGCTTTTTAACTCGAACTTTTCGAGTAGCCTTAGCTACAGACTTGATTCTGTCCAGATCGCTAAGCATGGTTTCACATGCTTTTAATCGACGATTGAGTTCTGGTCGTTTCAAATGAGAATAACCTTCCACAGCCTGAGGACAACGTTTGTGATAGGCATCAGAATAATCTAGTAACCATCCCTCAATCATCTCCCTGCACGGTATAGTAGCCGAAGCAGGTAATCCATGGTACTTGAATCGTTGATATATGTCTATAGTAGTTTCCTTATCAAGGATCCATTCATCTTCAAGTTCCAATAGATCTTGCATAATAGTATCACCAATCTTTTTCTGCAATCTTTGCATAGGAGATAATACTATTACATTCGCTTGCTCTTTAGCTTTTAGAGCTTTTTCTTTTAAAAATACATGTCCTTCTTTTATCATAGGATCAAAATATTTAGCTAATCCTTGTTCATATCGATCAATTTGATCTTGATCTAAATCTTTACACCATATCTTTTGCTTAGTATTGATCCAATAAGCAATACATGCGTAATGAGAATAAGTAGTGAATTTCCATTCAGGATTAGATAATATCGCTTTTGCATCAGACTTATTATAGTGATTTTTAACATAAGTTTTAAGAACTTCACTAAATGCTTTTCGATCCATTTCACCATGAAAGTAATCTAGTGTTCGCCTTAATCCTTTATCAAAAGGGACAGCGCTTAAACCAGTTCTTGGTCTTCTATACTTTGCTTTCATTTTCCTCTTGGCCATACCTCACTCCAATCTATATAAAGACAAATTAATAATATTGTAAACACTATTGTTAATATCATATCTTTATTATACCATAGTTTTCATTAAATGTAAACCGTTAATTGCGTCTCATACGAGAAATATCTTTAGCATCTTGTTTTGAAAATACAGGAATCATATTTGATTTGTGCGTCGTTGCAATGCCAAGAAGCGTTCTCTGTCCAGAGTATATTTGTCTTTCTTTGGGGGCTGTACTTCCTCCAGGAATAACATCGCTAGTAACGATGGTATTACCACTATAGCTATAATTAGGGACAGATAAAATAGAACGATTAGCAGCTTGAGCATTCTTTTCCTTGAGTTGATCTGGATGTACACCCATTTTACGCAGCCATTTATTATGTTGCTGTTCACTCATAAGCTGACGCTTTGATTTATTTTTAGCTTTACGTTTTTTAGTATTTATAGTAGTCATACCACGAACAAGATGCATTGTCATTTTTTATAATACTCCATATAAATATTTTTTAATTTTTCTTTTTCTGGATGTTTGTGTATCCACATTCCAGTATCAGCAGAAAATTCTTCTTTAAAAAACTTATCTAATTTATCATTACCAGTTTTTATATTAACATCAATTTTTTTAGCTAAATTGTCGAACTCTTCATCAGTCAAAACAGGATCATCCATAAATTCATAAGCATATGCTGCTACTGAAAGTCTGATCCTATAGCGTCTTTCACAACTGATGCAAGGTTCGACTTTAGTCATGACTTAATCCCAGTCGTTATCGAAACGAGTAGTTTCGCGCATGGTTTCACCATAATATTCATTGGCATATGATTCTGCATCAGTCCAAGCATTAATATTATCGCCATCATACTTATCCATGAATGATGTTTCAGTCGCTTTGACATTATGATTTCGTTTAACTTTTTTGTTAAACTTTTTAGCGGCAGTTCGTATCATTGCCATTCTGTCTGCGGTTGATTGCGCCATTATGCTACCTTCCTTGAGTTAATGATGTCGAATCCAGCGTAAAGTAAATTAGTTGCGCCATCGTATGTATCGAAACCGTCTTCGTCTGCGAAGTCCATTGAAGATGAAGTTGCGAATGATTCGCCGTAACCGTGAGTGGTTAAGATGTCTGCTACTTCTTTAGGAGTAGAAGCTTCGAATTCTTCTCTAGCTTCAGTAAAGTTTTTACTTTTATGAAGTACTAATTTTCCGTTTCTTGCTGATAAATAATCGATCATTATATTTTCCTCTTTGTGTTTATCTTATATACAATATAACACAGAACACGGTGAATGTACACCGTTTTTTTCATTAAAATACATTTTTTTTAAAATAACTGTAT